CCCAGTAGTGTGTTCCAAGTTTGCTTGGCTGACCACACTGTGGTTTCTCCAGCAAGCTTGTGTTCAATACTGGCAGTCAGCTGGGTTACAGCTTGTTCCACAGCTTGGATAATGGCCGCCTGTGTGCGAGCATCATAGCCCAGAGCTTCACGGCTGGCGGCAATTTCCAAGTCGCCAATGTTGAAGTTCAACACAGCCTGACAGTCCAGAAATGCGCGAGCAGCAGGTGTGAGCTTGCCCAAGCTGCCCACGGCAATGGGATAAGCCACACGGCCCATGACAGCCATGCTGCTCTTGCGACTGTCGTAACGATATTCCACATCCAGCAGTCGCCAGTTATCTCCCTGCCAAAACACACGCTGAGTGGGGATGGCAAAATCCTTTACACCAGTAACTTGTGGCTGCACATCAAACCACTGAAACACCTTTTGTGCCTTTTGCGTGAACTCACGCATGTCGCCTAGACGCACGGGCATTTTCACCGTCACGCCCGACGGCTCATCAGTTTGATCTTCACCCAGCAGTGCCACACTGGGCATGCCTTTTTCGTTACGATACATGCTGTAATAGCCACGCCGACCATTCTTGATGGCAGTGACGTCAAATGCATCTACGTAGGCAAACGGGCTCTTGCTGCCCAGGCCCAGCTGGCCGATGAACTCATTGCTGGTGGTTTTGGTGCTGGCACCATATTTGGTGTAAACGTTTTTTACCTGTTCGTGGTCAAGCCCCACCCCAAAGTCACGGACGTGAAACCAAGGTTCTAGCTGATTGGGCAGATGCACTTCAATAGCACGATCGCCGCAACCGGCTTCCACATGACTGTCGATGGCATTGCAACACAGTTCACGGATGATGCTGCCAATCTTGTCGGAATACAGACCGTCGCTGAGGATTTTGGCCATCTTGGCATTGAAGACAATGCCAAACTCACCATCATCAGTTACGCCATTGCGATCAACTTCAGTGTCAAACTCACTGCTGGTTTTCATTGTGGGGCCTTGTGTTATGTTCAGTTGTTATAGCAGATTGTGAAAAACTGTCAACAGTTTTTTCTGGAGCCAGGCGATCTAAGCGCAGGATTTCTTCCAGCCAAAGTTCAGCTATACCGGGATAAATCTTGCTACATCGCTCAAACATGGCATGTGCATGCTGGTATTTGCGGTGCCAAGACCAAACCACAGGGTAAGTGTTCAAGCTAAGGGTGTCCCTTGAAGACTGGTCGCACATCAGCCCCTGCTGGGACCGTGTAAATCTTGCTCATGGCGTGAATCATGCCCCGAACCTGTCGACCATCATTACGATAGAGGACATTAATTTCACACTGGCCAGGATCATTTTCAAAAAAGATCCAGTTGATCGGGCACTTATAGCGTTGCCCTAGCAAATCTTCAGCTGATTGGCGTGTGCTTGTTCGACAAAAATGCGGGTCAGTTACAATGAGATGATCAATCTGCTGCATGTGATCAACACCCACGAGTTGGCTGATATCCTTGATGTCATCTACCAGCCACACTCGATGGGGCGGATAGCTGACTAGACTTTGCGCAAGATGTGTTTTGCCACTTCCCGGCAGGCCTGCAATCAAGGTAATCTGCACTAAATCAAACCTCGCTTGACCATCTCATTATAGAGGTCCCGGTAGCTCACAGTCTTGGTACACTTGGTAGTGTAGTTGCCGTAATACTCATAGTCGGTATAGCTGCCACGATTTACCACAGCAGCAGTGAGTTCGCGATACTGGCGCAGCGTGAGAGCGGGACAAATCACTTCCAGAAACTGATCAAGCAATTCAAGTTCGGGCTCGGGATCACTGCTCACAGACTGGTCAGCATTATCGCCCCAGCAGTTTCCACCGGTTAGCCCACCAGTTACCCACTCCACCTGATAGTAAAGTGGACTGCCGTAAAACCAATTGATATGTTCCTTGCCCTGCCAAGTGCTAGAAGTGCTGAACACCGCACGCACATGGTTGTCAAACTCTTCCCAGGTCATGCTCATGACTAACCAACTTCCCTAAACACAAGTGTTTACAAACGCACGTCAGCGTAACCGCTGGCAGACTTAAAACTCCTAGGTAACCCGCCAACACCGCCTGCTGAACATTTTATCGCTCTAGCACGTAGGGCTTGTTCCACCGTCCCACGTTGATATCACAATACCATCCCACATCAAAATAGTCGGTTTGGACATCGCTGCGATTCCAGTTGCCCTGGCTCATGGCAGAGAGCAGCTCTTCCAAGCACTTCCGGGCCCGGCCGCTGTGCTGCCTGGGAATGTGGTAGACGTTGACATCGAGATGGTCAGGCACTTCACTAATCTGATGGGCATGCGGGTTGTGGCTGTTTTCTGCCGTCCACGTGTTGAACCAGTCCTTGCAGAAGTCAATAGGGCCACTCTTGATTGTGACAACCAAGGTGCTGTGGTTTTGCACGCTAATGGTTGCCTTGAGCTTGTACTTGCTAAGCACCTGCTTGATCTCAGGAGCAAGCTGAGCCTTGCGCTCTTGGTTCATGTGTGCCATCTAGCATACTCTCCCATCTTGTGCCGGTAGTATAGCAGGGTTTGCCGACCTGTCAACCAGAAATTTCTTCCACGTCTGCATTCACACTGGTATAGCCAGCGACATAATACCCATCGGTGCTGCGCTCCATGTCAAAGGCCCTTTCAATAGCATCCAGCACATTGAGGGCCTGCACCGGAGGATATACAGCCTTGTTGACGCTGGGACCCCTGCCATCTTCGGGATACACAAAGGTCAGCGTGACCCTGTAGGTCTTCTTGGGGGCAGGCTTTAGGAAAACACCAAACAGCTTGTTCAACATGTTACCAACGTCCTCTTTTGTGCAGGCATTATAGCACGGCTAGCCGGGTTGTCAACCTTTTTCACACAGGCTGGGTGCGAATTCGCCAGTTGCTGCCGCGATATTTCAGCGCCGGCGTCTGCACCAGACAGCAGCTGATGCCAGCTTGCGCAATCTGATCCATGGCCCCACGGTAGTCCACCGGGTCCCAGCCCCAGACCTTGATGCTGCGCCCACCATTCTTCAGTCGATCGTTAAACACAATCCTATTACCTGCCAGCTTACGCACAATCTGGGCGGGATTGGTCTTGCTCATCAACGCTTGCTCCTTGCTCTATGTGCTCATAATAGCACATGTGCCCGGGATGTCAACCAAAAATTTTCACCTACTGACACGTAGCCCTGCCTGCAAAACTTTATTCAAGAGCACGACAGAGGCGATTTCAACCTAACCTGTTGTTTTTGCTACATTAAGGTAGCACCCTAACCTGTTGATTTTGTTGGCCAGCCCCGTTATAGGCACTGCGGGCAAAAATATCTTGGAAAATTTTGGTTGACACTGATGCTAGCCATGCTATCATGGCTCTAGCAAGCAAGGAGTGCGGTATGTTCCAGGGCGCTTTGGGCAAGATGAATGTCACCACGGGCAGCAAGGGCCGCTTCCACAGCTTTGCCGACAAGCTCAGCAGGGGCAGCAGGCGCAAGGTGCGGCTCACCCAGTGGGGCTACAGCACCACCAGCTTTGGTGATGCGGGCATTTATCTGGGCAAGCCCGGCAGGAAAACGCGCCGGGCTTGGTAGATTTCTGCAAAATTTAGGTTGACATAAGTCAGAAACATGCTAGATTGACGACAACAAGGAGCAGGACATGACGCAGGTGCTAGACGATCTCATGAACCAAGCTTTTGAAGCCTGCCAAAAGCGCGAAAGCCGCCGCGCTTATCCCCGTTACATTGCTCAGCTCGAGCTTGTGATTCGGGGCATGGCCCAGGGCAAGCCCCTGGATGTCGAGCAAATGCTGCGTGACTTCATCCTTCGTGAAACTGCACTCTAGGAGCTAGCTAGCATGAATATCAAGCCCGTGGATCACGCCGGTGGACACCGCACTGGCACACTGCGCGGAATCACCGTTGCCGAAATCCGAGAAGTGCTGGGCTTTGCTCCCAACTGTGAAGATGATCCCAGCAAGGTGGTCAATAGCTGGGGCTTCACCGTGGACGGCCGGCACTGCGGTATCTGGGACTACAAGGGCAGCCAGCGCATTGGCGAGTTCAGCACGTTTGGCCCTGCCGACGTGTTTGAAAAACTGTTTGGTGCACGATATTTTGGTTGACAGCTGACGTGCCTGTGCTACAATCGGGTTATAGAGCAAGGATGGAAAACATGAACGTCAATGTTGCGGATCTGGTGCGTCGTATGGGTGACTTTGCTGCTACCGCTCGCGATGACAAGCTCAGCGTGATTGTCAGCCGCGTTGCCAACCGTGTGGCACATCAAGGCGCGGTGTGCGAGCGCGATCTCACTGCTGGTGAAATGCGCGTGGTGCGCTGCTTTCTCTAAGGCTAACTTCAGGACGTTCAGTTACAGTCAGGAGGTTGTCGCATGGCTCGCAAGCCCCAAGTTCCGCCCCGCCCGCTGTGTGAAACTGAGGGCTGTGATAAGCATGCTGTAAGATGTAACTGGAAAGCAGATGGCAGTCCGGCATGGCGGCGTTGGTGTTCCGGATGCCACAATCGCAGAACGGCAGCCAAGCATGGCCTGGTAAGAATTTCGCAACTGACAGCCCAGCGTGCCAGCATGACTGAAACTGAATACAAAAACCAATATCATCCCTATCTCAAGCATCGCCGGGATTTTTGCGAAAATCGCGACGGGCGTCTGGGCTATCGCTGTAGGTATAAAATTCGCCACAGTGCCCAGTTGCAAGTGGACCACATAAACGGCAACCCCCAAGACAATAGTGTTGCCAACCTACAGACCTTGTGTGCTAACTGCCATGTTTTCAAAACTCATGCCAATCAAGATTATCGCACGCCTGGTCGTAAAACCCTGAAGTGCCAGTAACATGCCAGATTTTTTCATATGCAATCGCAGTCAAGTCAGTCGCCGGGTGCGCAGTCTGCAAGCCACTCATCTTGTGAGCTTGCTTGATCCGGCAAGGACAATGTGGAAGCCCTCAGCAATTCCTGCAGAAAACTGGTTGTGGCTGAAGTTTCAGGATCAAGAAAAGCCCCAGGATTTCCAAGCGCCTACTCGGGAGCATGCCCAACACATTCTGGCATGGGGACGACAACTGCCACACGACGCTTGTGTTGTGGTTCATTGCGAGGCTGGGATCAGCCGCAGCACTGCAAGTGCTCTAGCCCTTAAAATTCAAGCTCATGGTGGTATTGCCGGTGCTCGTGCTTGGATAGATCACCAGCGCCCACATGCATGTCCCAACATGCTGTTGGCAGAGTTTTTTGACCAGCTGTTGGATCTCCAGGGCGAATTTATCGCCCTTTGCGAGGATATTGGTGCTACCAACATCAAGCGCCTGCTGATTTAACTGGTGCTATCCAAGTTTTATACCAACAGATATCTATATTTTTTCTAATCATGCCTTGCTCGGCTTTTTCAGCCTGTTCCTGACTGCCAAAAGGGCCCACACAGAATCCTGTGTTGGGCTCCATTTCTTTAAAATCACCGTGGCGGAAAATTCCGCCGAATATAAACCATTTCACTATTTTACAAACTTTTGGTATTTTTTATAAATGTAGTTGTTATTGTTTAGATAGATAGTTTCACGATTATTGTTTATGGCATTTTTATTAGTTCTCGTACCACCCCAATCTAAATCACTACGATATTTCATAGCATAAACAGCATTTTGATATCCTTGCAGCAACATTCTAAAACTAAAATCATGGCAATCATATCCAAAAGGAGCTAATCTTGAGTCGTAAAATCCAACTTCGTTGTATCGTTTCCATTGCACACATGTAGGACTTCTTATAGCTATTTGTTTTTTAACAAAGTTACCGTGTGTTACAACTTGATAATAGGTTAACCCTAAAGGTTTCCAATGCCCAAACTCTGATTCTACAAGATTAACTTCATTTATTATTTCACTTCCTTTATCAAAAACAATATCACATCCTAATCTCATAGAGACATAACCTAAGTTTTGCTCTTGATTAAAAAGATAATCAAACTTTTGATCGATGTTATTTTCTTGCAAAATAACATCGTCTTGCACAGTAAAAACAAGATCATTAGCATGAGGATTCATTAGGCGGAGTTTTGTTAATCCGTAGTTTAATGAAGTAATTTCATGAACATTAGGCATAGCAACCACAGTAAATGAATCTACTAGTTTTTGTGATTCAATAAACTGATGTAAAATATTTTCACTATTGTCGCTGCATCCATCAACAATAGCTATAATATGAAAATCATTCGAACATGATTTAACTATACCTGTTAGTACATCTGCTAGTAGGTCTTCTTTATTATGAATAGGTAAAATAAAATATGATTGCATTATACATTGTATTGGAAAAAGTCTTAAAGCTAAACTGGACTATAAATTAACTGCTTAGTTAATGATTTAGGGCGTGTGTGCCATAACATTGTTGTGTCCAACAGCAAACAGCCACTCAAGTTCTTTCTTAGCTAGTTGATCTACAACCATGCTGGGCGCGGGATGACCACGGAAAGCCCCTGCACGATGAAAATCCCTATTCAAACTGCTGTCATCCATAACTAAAATACCTGACTCACTTAGGGCATCTGCACAGTTTACATAATCAGCTATCACAAATGGCAAATCATGATTTCCATCAATATAAATCAAGTCCCACTTGCGGCTTTTTATTAACTGTCGGGCAGGTTTTTCCAAGCTACTTGACTTGAGTATCTGCGGATTGGCTAAACCAAAATGACTGAAGTTAGTATTAATGTCTTGATTATAATCAATGTTAGGATATGTAGAAACAGAATCATTGCCAGGTAGTAATGGGCTTATGCCCCAAATGTCTGCCTGATAAGAAAAATGGTTAGCAAGAAGTTGAAATAAACTTAGAGTTTGTCCACGATAGATACCAATTTCAAGAATATTTTTTGGTTTATAGCGCTCAAATAGCCAAAACCACATGGCGTGAAAGGCATCCTCACCAAAACCTCGGAAGTTTTCTACAAAATATTTTCTGTGGTCTTGAAACATCTGAGGTAGTTTCACAAATTCTTTATGAAACATCTCATATGTATCAATCATAGGCAGTTGCCCTAGTTGTTGTGCTGAGTATTGATTTAACATAATCAAATAATAAAGCCAACAATAACATTAATCAATATTGAAACTTGTCCCACATCCACATTTGCTTGTTGCTAGTGGATTAGCAACAACCAGTCGTGAATTCCAAGCATCTTTTTGGTAATCTACTGTGCTTCCCAGCAAATACATTAAACATTCTTGCGGAACTCTGACGTGATACTCATCACCTAGCGGGAGGAGTTCATCGCCCTGCTGTGTGGTTTGTGGATCAACAATATCAAAAGTATAACTAAAACCATTACATCCTTTGCCGTTCACACCAATTTCCAAGCATAGTGCTTGATTTTGTTGCAACACAGCTTTTATATGAGTTTCAGCCTGGGCAGTTATTGATAAAAATGGCTTCATGTTTGTGCTCCTTGTTGTCCAGAGTATTTACTGGCAAGGTAACTTGTCAATATTGACCTGTAACTAGTTGTCGTGCATAATAAGATAACCAGCCAGGATAATATGAAAAAAGCACTAATTACAGGAATCACAGGCCAAGATGGTAGCTACCTTACTGAATTTCTTTTAGAAAAAGGTTATCAAGTCCACGGATTGCTCCGCCGATCTAGTAACATCAATACACAACGTATTGATCACATTTACGATCATCCCTATCTTGAGTTGCATTATGGTGATGTTACCGACAGCACAAACTTAACTGCTGTGTTAGCCAAAGTTGCTCCTGATGAAATCTACAACTTGGCTGCACAAAGCCACGTTAAAGTTAGTTTTGATCTGCCTGAATATACAGCACAGGTGGATGCTGTAGGGACATTGAGAATGTTGGAAGCCATGCGTGCTGTGGGATTGCATGACGCAAGATTCTATCAAGCTAGCACAAGTGAGCTTTATGGGCAAGTTCAGGAAACACCACAAACAGAAACTACACCTTTTTATCCACGTAGTCCTTATGGTGTAGCAAAACTTTATGGTTTTTGGATTGTCAAAAACTATCGCGAAAGTTATGGCATGCATGCCAGCTCAGGGATACTTTTTAACCATGAAAGTCCACGCCGAGGTGCCACATTTGTCACACAAAAAATAGTTCAAGGTTTGCATGGTATTTCACAAGGAACAATGCCCGTATTGCAGTTGGGAAACTTAAATGCATTACGTGATTGGGGTCATGCTAAAGACTTTGTAGAAGCCATGTGGTTAATGCTACAACAGGAAAAGCCCGATGATTACGTTATTGCAACTGGTGAACAATACAGCGTGCGACAGTTCGTTGAGGCTGCTGCTCCGTACTTTAACATGCAGATTACATGGCAAGGTCAAGGCTTAAATGAAGTTGGTATTGATACTATCACTGGAAAAACTATAGTAAAAGTAAATGAAAAATATTTTCGCCCTGCAGAAGTAGAAACCTTATTGGGAGATTCCACTAAAGCAAGAAAGACTTTAGGATGGATGCCAACTACATCTTTTGATATGTTAGTAAAAGACATGTGTGAAACTACATTAACAGGTTTTACTATTTAATGAACATACACTTCTTAAGTTTTGGTACAACTTGGAACTATAGCGGGGCTTTACAGCGTGTAGCTAACCAAGTTACATCTTGGCGTAATACGCAGGACCAAAATATTTTTAAAACTATAGCTATTTGTAATGAACAAATTTTACTAACGCAGTTTCCTGATTTCGTAAAAACGCACTTGAATTTTTTCCAAACACAGCCACGAGGATTTGGTTATTGGTTATGGAAAAGTTTTTTAATAAAACAAAGTTTAAAGGTAATACCAAACGATGATGTTTTATTTTATATGGATATTGGATGTCAGCTTAACATTGCAGCTCAGGATCGATTTAATGAATATTGCACAATCACCCAAGAAAGTGGATTGCTGTGTTTCAAAGTGGGCATGCCGGAATATCAATGGTGCAAAGCTGATACAGCTAGTTTCATTGTGGATAAAGATGCCAATATTATGAATAACAGTCAAATAATTGCAACTACACATATGATAAAAAATACACCATTGAACTTTGATCTGGTCACAGAATGGTATGAAACATGTTATCATGAAAACTATAGATATCTTGATGACAGTGCTAGTGTTGCTGCAAACCATCCAGATTTTAAAGAACATCGACATGATCAAGCAATATTCAGTTTGTTGGTGAAAAAATACAATCAATATACTGCATTAGATGATGAAACTTGGAAACCCAACTGGCATGTTGATGGTATAAAATCACCTATATGGGCAACGCGAAACCACAAGAGCAGTTTAATTTAAAGGCATATTATGGATACTAATGCAAAAATATTCGTTGCAGGACATAGAGGGTTGGTTGGCTCTGCCCTTATGCGACAGCTTGCAAAACAAAACTACACTAACATAGTTGTAAGAACTCGCCAAGAACTAGATTTAACAAATCAACTACAGGTAGAAAAGTTTTTTGATAAAGAAAGACCTGATTATGTATTTTTAGCTGCTGCAAGAGTAGGCGGTATAAACGCCAATGCTCGAGAACCTGCAGATTTTATTCGAGAAAACTTACAAATTCAAACTAATGTTATTGACTGTGCATACAACCACGGCTGTAAAAAATTCATGTTTTTGGGCAGTGCATGCATCTATCCAAAAATAACACCCCAACCTATTCGTGAAGATTATTTCATGACAGCGCCTTTAGAGCCTACTAATGACGGCTATGCCATAGCAAAAGTTGCTGGATTAATGATGTGCCAAAAATATACACAACAATATGGTTGGCCAACAATCAGTGTTATGCCAAACAATCTATATGGTATATATGATAATTTTAATCCACAGCATTGCCATGTGATTCCAGCGTTTGTTAGAAGATTTATAGAAGCTGTGGAAAATCAAAGTCCTACAGTTACATGCTTAGGGGATGGCTCGCCCACCCGTGAGTTTATATATAGTGATGATTTAGCACAAGCTTTGATTTTTTTGATGAACACTTATAATAGTTCAGAAATTATCAATATAGGAACAGGATACGATATCACCATAAAGGTTTTAGCTGAAACAATCGCTGATATAGTTGGTTACAAAGGAGAAATTATTTGGGATACTACTGCACCAAATGGAACTCCGCGCCGGCAACTTTGCACTAGCAAATTGGATCAGTTGGGATTTAAACTGGAAACTAGTTTACAACGAGGATTAGCTACAGTTATTAAATGGTATATGGAAAACAGGGATAGCTATGACAGAACTTAAATGGCCGTTGATGAAAAACAACATTAACTGGCAAGACAAATGGAGGTTAGTTAAGTTTATCCTTACTACCAACCAATACACACAAGGCACAAAGGTTCAAAAGTTTGAACAGGATTGGAATGATTGGTTGGGAAGCCAACATAGCTTGTTTGTAACAAGCGGTAGTACAGCCAATACATTATTGGTTGATGCATGCATGGAAAAGTTTGATATACCAGTTGGCAGTAAAGTGCTACTTCCAGCCACAACATGGATGACTAATGTTGCGCCGCCTATTCAACTAGGGCTAGATCCTATTTTTTGTGATATTAATATCACTAACTATGGATTTGACAAACAGCATGCTGAAATATTAGCAAAACAACATCCTGATATAAGATTAATATTCGTAAGTCATTTGTTAGGATATTACCAAGATCATGCCTATCTCCAAGATTTATTTCCTCAAGCTCTGATAATTGAAGACATTTGTGAAAGTCATGGCTGTTTAGCAGAACAAGGACACAAAGCAGGAAGTAAAAGCTTAGGTGCTACTTTTAGTTTTTATTTTGGTCATCATATGACAAGTATTGAAGGGGGCGTAGTCTCTACATGTGACAGCGAACTTTATGATTTGATGAAAATGAAACGCAGTCATGGCATGGCTAGACACAGCAAGCATTTTCAAGATTATGCCCAACAACATGCAAATATAGATCCTGCGTTTTTGTTTGTAACTATGGGCTATAACTTCAGGAATACAGAACTTGCTGCGGTATTAGCAAGTAGTCAGTTGCAACGTTTAGATGATTTTATACGTATTCGCAATGATAATTATCTAGCAGTGTGTAAACTTGTAAACAAAGCACCACAGCTATTTGAACCTATTCATTTTTCAAATCAAACCAGCAGCTTTTGCTTCCCCTTGGTAGCCAAGACAACAAGCATACGGGAAGAATTTCAACGTTTGTGTAAACTATATGGTATTGAATATAGGCCCATAGTAAGTGGTAACTTATTACAACAACCGTTTTTGAAAAAATACAGCAACACTCACATGCCTAATGCGCAGACACTTCACAACTTGGGAATGTATATTGGCAATAATCAGTTTGTAGGCAGTGAACAACTGGTATTATTGGAAAAAATTCTAGTTGAACTTCACAAAAGCACGCCCTTGGTTTAAAGGATTTTTAGTATATGTTACGTATATGTTTTTTTAATCATTTCCACAATGGTGATTTAGTTGCAAATAGAGAATTCCTAAGATGGGCTGCCAACGCATGGCCTGATCGTTGTTATTATACTCATGTTAATAATATTAAAGTATTATCTGATTTGCCTATAGCGCATGTAAACATGCCCCAGGCTTTAAAAGGTTTTAAACAAGAATATCATAAAATATTTCAGATCGAAGATACTATCTATGTTAATACTTGGATCGGCTGCTACATGGCGTGGGCTAGTTTAGATGATGTTATAGTTACTGATCCCATAACAGGATTAAACTGGATAGTATATCATAAAATGTGGAAATATATTGTAGATAAGCTTAATTCTATTTTACAAACTTCAGTTGTTTTGCCATCGCATGTTCCTGATTTTATAAACAATCCTCCTGTGGATTTTTACACTAATCGACAGTTTTTGGATAGCAAAATTGATTGCAATAAAACTAGTATCTTAGTAAGTAATGGACAAGCACTAAGTGGACAAAGTTTTCAAAATCACAACATGGAATCTTGGTTTGCTCCATTAGTATCTGAGTTTTCCCAAGTACAATGGATTTTTACACATGCTACTAGCATGCAACGGGAAAATGTGTTTTACACAAACGATATTTTTAATAACTGTGGTTGTGATTTAAATGAAATAGCTGAGTTAAGTAGGTATTGTAAAATAATTTTAGGTAGAAACAGCGGACCATTTTTGTTTTGTAATACAAAAGATAACATGTTTAATACTCATAAAACTTTTATTGCTACAGGTAGAGTTCGCGGAGACTGTTTTCCTGCAGGATTGACTTTGAACTGTGATTACTACTGGTTATGTGACCAGGATGATCAAAAAACTCACGCGCTTATACATGAAATAATTTCCAATAAACTTTATTTCCAGGGAACAGTTTAGGATTAATTCCGGCTGTTGCTTTTAGTTGACAAAAACTTCTTAAGTGGCTACACTCAAATATTATATATCAAGGAATACTAAAATGTTCGCTGAAACTTTAAGTGATGTATTGCAAAAACAATGTGAAGAAGTACTAAAAACAAAAGTCATCCCTCAAGATGTTCAGCTATTAGAAACTGACAACTTGGGCGAAATTATTGAAAAACTTATGATCTTGCATATAAGATGCTGGATGTTAGAAGATGCCATCCAACAAGCTGAAAGCGATGCTGAAATAGCTGATTTGAAAAAAAAAATAGACATTTGTTTTAAAACAAAAAGACCGCGTTTAGTTCAAGCGGTTAACTTGTATGTAAATCATTCAATAGCAACAGGACGCTCGATAGTTGAAGATAATGTTAAACTTTATAAGGGGGTATCGTGAATTTGTCGTGTGAGACATAATGTGGGTATATATTCTTTACATCAAGGACCAGCAAGGGGTTTCTTTAGTAACTTAACTACGTTACTAACCTGCTCGCGCTTTTTAGTTGAGCAAAAGGGCGTGGATTTATCAAATATTTTCATGCATAGTGATATGTTTAGTTTGTATGGTGATCCTAGATTATGGTTTGACTCTTCAATAATAAATGATAACGGAACTAGTGTAAATTCATTAATAGGGTTTAACTTAAGTCAACATCCTACTGCTCCACAGTTAGATTTAAACAAATACTTACAGAGATTTACTTGGAACAATCGCGTGCAGACCTTGTTAAACACCTCAGTAACTATGGTTCCAAATACTGTAGGTATTCATTATCGAGGCACCGATCACAATATTAATGACAACTTGCATGGACTAAGAGTAAGTCCTGATAAAGTTTTAGAGATTTTTTACAAGCTTTATGATCAACACCAAGTTAGTGGTGTTTTTATCTGTAGCGATGAACAAGATAGTTTAGATTATCTTCGTAATAATATCATAAATCATTGTAATATTGATCCATATGTAAATCCTGCAACACGGCTAGTTAACAGCAGTCAAGGGTTGCATTGGCAAACAACATTGATTGATAAAGTAAAAATTGCAGATGAAGTTATTGTAGACGCGTGGTGTTTAAGCCAGTGTTCTGTAATAATAGGAAAAACCAGCAACTTAATCAACTTTGCTCGGATTTTAAATCCTGATGTCAAAGTTTATTACGCGGATTTGGATTAAAATATTAATACATTCCTGGTATTACTATTCGCCATCAAATAAAATCTCTGGAATTATATAATATGAAAATACAAACTTTTATTTTTAACTGGCCAGGCAAGACCAAATATGCGTTGAAGATCCAGCAGGATTTAGTCACGTTAGGGCATCATGCTATAGTAATTAATAGTGATCCTGAATATCAACCGTTTAACTGGATTAACTTAGGTAATACAGCATATTTTGGTGCTCAATGGAGGCTAGCTGTGGACTTATTTCAAGCAGACGTTTTATTTCATGTTCAAGCTGATGTTGAATACGAAAACTGGCAAGGGTTATTTGAAAATGCACTGTATTACAAATCCCAGTTAAATTGGGGTGTTTACAGTCCAGATGTGGTAAACAATACTTTTTGGGCCAAACCTATAGAGCATTTGCCATTTGAAAATTTACAGTTAGTAACTAACAGCGACTGTACTTGTTGGTTTATTGACAAATATTTAATATCACAGTTTAAAGCTTTACCTATTGACTGGAAAAGTAATTTTTATGGTTGGGGAATTGATTGTATAATATGTGCATTGAGTTACTTAAATCATCAACCTGTTATACGTGATAGTTCACATAAAATTATTCATCATCCAGGACGTGGATATGCAACAGATGCTGCTTGGCATCACATGCAAATAATGTTGCAACAACTTCCTACTCATATTAAACAAGTTGTAGATTTGGGGTTTGATAACAGTAATACATTAGTTTCTTTGGTAAAATAAATGAAAAATATACAAGGCACGATCATATAAATGAAAATAGAATCATTTATTTTTAACTGGCCCGGCCACAGCCACTTGTGTTGTGAAACTGAACAACAGTTGCAAGTGTTAGGTAATAAAATACACGTAATCAATAGTGATCCAAGTTATCAACCAAAGCACTGGGTGAATCTTGGCAATGAAGCGTATTTCACACAGCAATGGCTAGCTGCATGTGAACGATTTGATGGTGACATTATGTTTCATGTGCAAGCTGATGCCACAAGCACGCAATGGCAGGAAATATTCCAAGAAGCTTTGCAAGATTATCAAAAATATCAATGGGGTATATATGCCCCTAATGTTGATTACACTTGGTATGATGCCACCCGTGCAGATGTTGCCAACGTTAAACTGTCAGATAGTCATTTGAAACTTGTGAATAATCCCGATTGCACTGTTTGGTTTTTACACAAAGACGTTATAAATGCATTTAAATCACTTGCATGGGACTGGAGCTTTAACAAGTTTGGCTGGGGCGTGGATTTAGTCTTGTGTGCGTCAAGCTATCTTCAAAAACGTCCTGTTATTAGAAACTACAAATACACTGTAGCGCATCCCCAAGGCACTGGATATAACAGTCAACAAGCTGAACTGGAAATGATCCAGCTTTACAACAAGTGCTCACCAGAGTTACAGCAGGCTATAGGTATATTACGAAATCATCGCGAACATTTGTGGAATTATTTGAAATGAAAACACTACGTTTGGCTTACCACAGCATGTGGCCAGATCACGATCCTGAAAAGCATCCTAGAGATTTTTTCCGTTGGTGCCTTGAACAACATTACCAAGTGGAAATTGACAACATAAATCCTGATGTTGTCATTTACAGTGTTTTTGGCGATCCGCCAGTTAAAAGTCAATGGGCAAGTGAACCATTACTGGTTGCTTATAGTGGCGAAAACCATGATGCACAAGGCAATTTTGATTTGTCTTTTGGACATCACATGCATGCAGATCCCCGATATAAAAGACTACCACATTGGGTTTTATATATAGATTGGAATTGCGATAAAAACCCTGCCGATCATCCGCTTGATATATCACATGCGTTGGTACGTCACACAGGAGAATGGCAGCCGCGCCCAAACTTTTGTAACTTTACATATCGTAATCCAGTTAAGTCTCGTATTGAGTTTTTCCTTGCATTGAATCAAGTCAAGCGTGTGCATAGCACTGGTCCTTTGTTTAATAATCAAGGCTTTTGCTTGCAAGATAAAACACTAGAACTCCAATCGTATAGGTTTACTATTGCTTGGGAAAACACACAACTGCCAGGCTATGTAACGGAGAAACTCCTGCAACCTCTAGCAGCAGGAAGTATTCCCATCTATTGCGGCGGTAGTGAATCTATAAAAGATTTCAATCCACATGCTTTTATAAATCGAGATGATTTTACATCTAATAAAGACCTAATTGATTGGGTCATGCATGTGAACAGCAATGAAAAACTACAACAGCGATATTGGCAAGAACCCATATGGGGTAATCCTCAAGATTGGCCCAGCCAAGTGTTTAGCTGGATATATGAACATATCCAAGATAAAAAAGCTCATTTACAACTTTGATTTATGATTGCCAAATTTGCCTGGAGGCGAGTGTCTCCAGGCAAAATCTCACATGCTCGTTGGGCATGAACTTGAGCTTGTTGATGCCATCCCAAGTTCCAATAGCTTATTGCTAGCAAATCATGAAACTCAACATGATCATCAGGAACACTATCTAAATAGGTAAGAGTTTTTGGTGCAATTAAACCTTGATGACTAGCCCATGAACATTGATGCCAATCTTGGCGATTATAGTAGTATTTTGCTAAATCCCGCCAAGTTTCTCGTCTACTACCTTCAGCAACAGCATGCAGGAAATACTTTTCCTGGTTGACAGGATCAACTAAAGCCCACAGTCGCCAGGCTTCGTTACGTTCTGCCCACCAAGCGTTTTTCAAACTCAAGAAATCATCTAATGCTGTTTTTGCACGCTCATGATGGCCCTGATGAACACATTCCCTAGCATACCAAAAAGCAAGTTGACTGTCCTTGGGATCTTCTTCATGGGCCAATGCCATGAGTTCCAAATAATCTCTCCGATGAGGCTGACTGCGATCTTGTGTTTGCAATATGAGATTTGCCGGACATACTCGTTCTTGCTCGGTTATACCACAGGCAAAAACTGACTCATGAACAGCTCGCCGCCAGATATATCCCTGCCGGGCATGTATTTTATTTGCCCAAAAGCCCTGATCACTTACGTCGGCAGCAAACACATACATGTAACTCAGTCGGGTTGTGCCTGGTGTCCATGCTTGCTCTATTGCCTGTCGCCAGCCGGGCATCAACCATTCGTCCATGTCGAGACTAATGCAGATGTCTGCGTCTTGTGGGCATAGATTCAAAGCTTGATTTCTAGCATGATCAAAACGCCAGGGAGTTTGTTGTATGTTGTAAACAGTGACTCCCTGTTGCTGCAACGCTACAACAGTGTTATCTTGGCTGCCAGTATCACATACCACGCGATAATCTGCATCTTGACAACTGTTAGCCCAACGCTTGACATTAGCTTCTTCGTTTTTCGCAATAGTGTATACAGCTATACGCATTATGTATCCTTTTTATTCTTGCAGTATTCAAAATGAAATCTCACCATAGCTGGTTTCCCACCTTGTTTCGCACAGTAAGGACAAACCACCAATATTTTAGGTTTATTGGTCAAAGATTTTTTAGTAGCTAGGATCTGTTTTTCTCTAGCTTCTGGACTAAGATTCCATGGTTTATGACTGCCGTTCTTTTTTAATGTATTAGAAATTTTAGCTTTTGTTTCCTCGGACGTCACACGCTTACGCCTGGCTATACTAAGCTTTTGTCGATGTTCTAAAGAAAAAGGTGGTAGCTTTTTATTTTTGCGTGACATAGACATTTTAAGCTTTGTTTCGAGTGACGCCTTTCTACCCCTGGCTTTAGCGTTTCTTTTGGAAACAGATTCAGGTAATGGTTTCCAACCATCAGCTTTTAACTTAGCTTTAGCTGCTGTCATTTTTGCCCGTGTTTCACTAGACCTTTTAATACCTTTTTGACCTCCTCCTCTACCTCCTTTTTTTAGGTTCATGCATAAAGGATCAGTTAAGGTATCTTCAGTTATTAACAAGGCTTCTTGTGCAGCAAGTTCTTCGCGAGAGTTACAAAATCTTATTATTGTTTTAATATGGCAGTCTAAACCATACTTAGCGATTGAGTTTCTTAAAACTATTCCTGATCCAATGTACCCATCATCTATGTTATGAGTAGTATGCATACCATAATAATATTTGTTAGTAATACCACACGTTGTTTTATACAAATAATGATACATTTTGATTAGTTAGTTAGACACTTTGTATAAACACAAATTTTCATATACTAATATACTTGGTTTTTTCCCCAGGCATCAATAAATATCTTGACATGAAAATACAAGAGCTTGAAGTTACCCGCTTGGCTAGGAAATCCACTGAGCCCTGGGCAGATGTTTTTCATCACTATGGCTGGAAGTTACTGGGTGCAGGGCGTGAAGCTCTTGTGGGGTTCAACCCCCGTAAAAACTATGTAATAAAAATATGGCGGCAACCCAGTCGTTATAACGCATATGTGGATTTTGTTAAATCACATGCCAATCCGCATTATCCTAGATTTTTTCGTGAACCTCGACCTATTCCCGGTACACGGTTTTATTATATCGCCTTGGAAAAACTAGAACCTGTTGGACGGACACTTGTGGCAGACTTTTTGCCGGAAATGCTTTGGTTGGGATTGACGCTCCTAGCTAGGAACGAATGGTTTCAGCAAAGAATACAAGCGCAAGAAACACTGACCAAGATTATGAATCAAAAGGTATACTTAGATCGCTTGTTACGTGATCCTGCTTTATTAAATAAAGTTTGGGACACGATTGGCCAGCCTCCTGAAACTTGGAAAACTGCTGTAGCTCAACTGGAAAAGTTTTCCCGTGCCAGGAAATGGGATTACGATTTAGCAGATTTCAACTTCATGAGATGGCATGATACACTTGTGATAACTGATCCTTTTTAAGAGCAGATATATGAAAATAACTGAAATAGAAGTTACAAACTTTATACGTCAAGCTCAAGCAGGACGGTTTAAACCCAACTGGCGTCATGTTTTTCAGCATTATGGTTGGGAATTACTTGGGCATGGTCGAGAAGGGCATGTAGCGTTACACCCGGAAAAGAACTATGCATTTAAAACATGGCCAAGTTCCAGCCATTATACTGATTTTGTGGCGTTTGTTAGGCGCCATAACAATCCACATTTTCCCCGATTTTATCGTGACTCAAAACGGATTCCTGGCACCAGTTTCAACTATATTGCCATGGAAAAACTTGAACCCCTTCAAGATAACGAACTGATTTTGGGGTATTTTCCCGAAATGCTGTGGTTTACAGTGGAACTTTTGAAAAGAAACGAATGGAGCGAGCAATCTGGTGCGATTTTACATCAACTGCTGGTATTATTTCCCGGCATGGTATTACCCAACTTAGTTCCAAACAGTCGATTTTATAAACCCGATCTTGCAAGGGCAGTTTGGAAGAGAGTTAAAGAACCACCACAGGCATGGAAAACTGCGGTTGAAGATTTAGACTCTTGGGTTGATAAAAACAGCTTCACCTACGATTTATTTGATTTCAACTTCATGCTGCGGGGCACTACTTTGGTTTTCGTGGACCCCGTGCGTTGAAAACTTTAAACCTATTGCATGGGCAATATTTGCATCCCACCGCTGCCCAATCCTCATAGGGATCAAAATGTCGATCGTATGTATGTTGACATTCGGGATCAGCGCATAGCTGACCACTAGGAAAGTTGGGATTAATGGCATACAGTGTGTAACTGCGGCGCTTTTTGATGTAAGGTGCCTGGCTCATGTTTACATGTTAACACACGTTGTAAATGTGTCAAGAAAAAAGGTGGCTTGCGCCACCTTTTTTTAGTTTGCTGTTGCAGCAGGTTCTGCAGGCGGCGGTGGTTGCTGATAAAGCTCCTCACCAATCTTCATGCTTAATTCACTTAGATTAGCAGTTTCTTTCTCAATGATTTCAATGTCTTCTGCCTCCATGACAGCCTTTACAGCCGTGAGTTGGGCATCAACTTTTTCCTTGAGTTCAACACTGATCTTTTCACCGTTTTCACGCAGAGTGCGTTCAACATTGGCAATTACACCATCAGCATGATTGCGAACTTCCACGCCCTGGCGCCGTTGTTGGTCTTGTTCTTGATTGGCTTCAGCAGTTTTTATCATGTCTTGGATTTCTGCTTCAGTCAACCCACCATTGGCTTTAATGCTGATTTCCTGTTGCTTGCCAGTTCCTTGATCTTTTGCGCTTACACTGACAATGCCGTTGGCATCAATGTCAAATGCAACTTCAATTTGTGGAACACCGCGTGGTGCAGGTGCAATGCCTGTCAAATCAAACTGGCCCAACAGCTTGTTGTCAGCCGCCATGCTGCGTTCACCTTGGAACACTTTGATAGTCACAGCATCTTGATTGTCGCTGGCAGTGCTGAACACTTGACTTTTCTTGGTGGGAATAGTGGTGTTCTTGTCAATAAGTCTAGTAAACACACCGCCCAGTGTTTCCAGTCCCAAGCTCAAGGGAGTTACATCCAGCAACAGCACGTCTTTTACATCGCCAGCCAGCACGCCGCCTTGGATTGCCGCGCCCAGTGCCACTGCCTCGTCGGGATTCACACTGTGATTGGGTTCACGTCCAAAAAATGCCTTGATGGCATCACGCACGGCGGGAATTCTAGTAGTGCCACCCACTAGTATGATTTCACGTATGTCTGTTGTTTCCAGCCCGGCATCACTTAACGCAACACGGCAGGGTGTGATAATACGTTGAACTAGATCAGCTGTTAGATCGTTGAACTTGGCACGATTCATACGCACAAGCAAATGTCTTGGCCCACTGGCATCAGCAGTAATATAAGGCAAGTTTACTTCTGTCTCAGTGCTTGTGCTAAGTTCAATCTTGGCACGTTCGGCAGCTTCACGCAAACGTTGCACAGCCATGCGGTCCTTGCGAAGATCAATGCCTTGGTCTCTGAGGAATTCACTTGCTAGAAAATCAACAACTCGAGTATCAAAGTCGCTACCTCCTAGATGTGTGTCACCAGTTGTGGCAAGAACTTCCACAACACCGCTGCCAATATCCAAAATACTCACATCGTGGGTGCCACCTCCTGAATCCACAACCATTACTTTACCATCGCCACCACGATCTTGACTAAATGCCAGGGCGGCTGCTGTGGGCTCGTTGATGATGCGTAGCACTTCCAGTCCTGCAATGCGACCAGCATCCTTGGTTGCCTGTCGTTGTGCATCATTAAAATATGCTGGAACTGTAATGACTGCCTGGGATACTTTGCGGCCAAGATAAGCTTCGGCAGTTTCTTTCATTTTTACCAAAACTTGTGCAGCAACTTCACTGGGACTGCGAGCTTGTCCTTGAGTTTCCACCCAAGCGTCTCCATTGTCTGCACGCACAATTTTATAAGGCAAAGTCTTCATGTCGGCTGCAATGCCGGGATCATCAAACCTGCGCCCAATCAGCCTTTTGCTTTCAAAAATAGTGTTTTCAGGATTGGTTACTGCCTGTCGTTTGGCAGCTTGGCCCACAAGCTGCTCGCGCTCCAGCCAAGCTACAATACTGGGTGTGGTGCGAGCACCTTCGGCGTTTTCAATCACTCGTGCTGTGCCATTGTCCATGATGGCTAGGCAAGAGTTAGTCGTACCTAAATCGATACCAATTACTGTCATATAGAATCTCCTTCATTAAGCAAGATAACAGTTAAAGCCTATACAGGCCCTTAACCTCAAGTTTTTATATAATATATTTTTCCAACAAAATCAAGTAGCTTTGGGTTTACGCTGGTTGGTTTTCTTGACAGCTGGTGGCGCTTTTTTCTCAACTGGTTTAGGTTTAGTTGCTTTTTTTGGTTTGGCTTTGGTTTCCACAGGCTCTTTGACCTTGGTAGTTACAATAGGTTCAGGTGCAGGTTCAGCAGCAACTACTGGTTGTTGAACTACAGGTGCAGGCTCTGGCGTAGCAACAGCTATGGGTTGTTTAACTATAGGTCCATTATCAGGAACAGGTTGAGGAGCAGGTGCAGCAACAACGACAGGCTGTGTGACCTGCACAGGTGTTTCTACTGGTGTAGCGGCTGGAGTTTGTGGGCGGTCGCCTATTACATTCACAGGAACTTGTGTATGAGTTTCTTCTGCTGGTTTGGGTTGGCGTAGGTTTAACCACCGCTCTTTAATAGTTTGCCAAATATTCGTTAACATAATACCTCCTGGGTTTATGTTAATTTATGCCTGTTTCACTCAGTGGAAAATATTTGTGCAGGAATTGCTGCTGATCTGCATGTTTGCATGCACATTTCATGATATTCCGGGCTTATTTCACATCCAATAAACCGTCTACCCAGCTTGAGTGCCTCAACACCTGTAGTGCCGCTACCTGCAAACGGATCCAGCACTACGTCTCCAGGATTGCTCCAGCTGAGGATGTGATCATGTGCCATGGCTGTGGGCATCTTGGCAGGATGTGCAATGGCTTTCCCCGGACGTTCTTGACCTGCTGTTTTCATACGCCAAATATTGGTGCGCATGCCGTATTCACCATACACAGCACGTTGACCTCTGTCCTTCATTGTGCCATCTGCTTGCCGCACAGTGTTCTTGCCAAATGTACCAATCCTGGCATGGTCAGGATTGTCCATGCCAGTTATCTTTTTGTCTTTTATGGGATTGAACACACGAGGCTTGCCCTTGCTGAACACGAACATGTATTCCCAAATAGCGTGATACCTATTGCTGCTGGGACTGCTAAAGTTGCCTTTTTCATAAATCATGGTATCATGCAAGCGCCAGCCGGCATCTAGAAATGCCAGGGCCTGTCGCATGCTTGTGCCTGTTTCACTTCCCTTAATGGTTTGATCCGCAACATTCCACATGACAACACCGCCATCACATGTGACACGTGTCAACTGCTCAAGTAAACTGGCAAAATCCCAGGAAAAACCTGTGTAATCACGTAGTTGATCATAAGGCGGGCTGGTAACAGTCAAATGTATACTTCCGTCAGATACATGCTCCTGCAGACAGCTTACATTGTCTCCTAGATATACATCGAATAAGTTCATGTGCGCCATGTTGTCCAGGGATTTTTTGCAAGTGAAATGTTTCCGTATCTGGGATCACCGGTTACTTCCGGGCCCAGGGAACTGGGACGATAAAAAGTTTGTTCGGGAGATTGCAGTTCAATCTCAGCTATAACTAAACCTTGATTGCCGTTGGCAAAATGATCAATATGCCAAACACAACCGTCAGGTGCAGTCCAGTATGTGCGTGTTTTGATGATTTTCCAAGCCGCAACTTCTGATATAACTGTCATGGCCCAATCAGGATCAACAGCAGTTTCATACTCTCTGTTGCATGCCCACGATTGATAGCTTTTTACAGTTACAAATGCCTGTGTGTCTTCCTGGGGAGTATCAAGAGCCGTCTGATGACGAAATCTCACTAAACATTGCGTGTTATCAGTCACATAGCCTTGCATGATATGCCATCGCGGACCGATCCAGGGATAGCTGCTGCCTTTGACAAGAAATTTACGTTCAATTTCCAAGTTGTTCATGCTTTATGATAACACAACTGTATGCCACAATCAACCAGCATAATATTCCACGCGTACTTTCTGACCATCATCTGTAATGAGGACATGGCGTTCTATCCACTTGCCCATGGTCTTGAAAATGTCATACTGTAGGCGTTTGTATTTATAGCGCAACCATCCATTGAGAACTTTGTCCCAGTTCAACAAAAAGTCCCAACCATCTGTTGGTGCGTCTTCGGGATATTTCTCAGTAAGTAACTCCACTACCTGACGCATGCTGGCTGGATCAATATTTACCCACTCTTCCGCGTAATCAAGGATGTCTTGCCATTCATCGTTGTATTCTGTGTACGAAGGTGCTTGTGACCAATCAATATCACCTTCGTCATTTACAAAGCCTTGACTCTCCAGCCATTCAACATAACCCCGATCACTTACCTCGGCATCAGATAAAGCCGGCATTAAAAAGTTTTCGTTTACTAGCTCCCATGTTTTTTTGCTGACTTTTTCCAGCACTGAGTCGCTAGCTAACGTCACACTTAGCATGAACGCCTGACGCATGTTGTCGTCATTTGTTGCCCGGAACCAGGAAAACAAGCTGGGAAACTTCCGGGCAAGGTCACCAATCATAATGGGATCATCGTTTTCGTCCATCCAGGATCTCGTGGCAAAATGCAACTGATATTTTTCTCCCTTGTGTTGTAGGTTCCGGGGTATTAGAATATAAAGAGGACCCTGACGGTTATACTGATCAAAATAGTTCATGCCGTGAACAGCAGCAGTACACCAACGAGTTTGTCGTCCATATCGGCATGCTGCTTCTTGGTCACGTGGTATAATCACAGTTACAAGATCATCTTGGTAGACCTTGTCAGCTTTACCTTGTTGTGTTTCAGGATTATCTTCTTCAGTTTGCTCAATTTTGTCCATTAACGCAACTGCATTGGGGTATCGATTTATGTCATTAAATGGTGCAGCAAGTCGACGACGTTGATTTAGATTATGGAATCTGTGAACATAGTCACTTAGAGTGCTCTCAATGTCCTCCATTTTGCTTACAGCCGGCTGGCCGCTGGCAAACTGGCGTGCCATCCATTGCGTGTATTTTTTGTTGGGGGTGGGATCCGCTTGCTCGATACGCTCTATAGCTCGAGTTACCAAGCTGGGTAACCGAGGATCTTTCAAGAGTTCTTGAGCTCGCGGCAGAGTTTGCCAGTTTGCACCATAATAGCGTATGTAATCTTTTACCACTGCATCAGTAAACTTTTGGCCCAGGGCTGCTAGTGCTCGGGCCCGGTCATATTCCAATAAAATGTCTTTTATCTGCATGTGTTATTTAACATTTTGGTCACAGACAGGAAAACCAGTGAGGCAAAGCCTCACTGGTTTTGGAAAGGCCTGCTAGTTGCCGGGGCTTAAACGTCCCGCAGCAGCAGCGCCTCGGCCATGTCCTGCCAGTCCGGGTCGGTCTTGACAAAGTTCGCCATCTGGATCACAGTGCGAATGCTCAGCAGCCGCACGCGCTCCAGGTGCTGATCCAGCCACTGCACCATGTTCTCTGCCTGCTTCTTGCTGAGGCGGTTGTCTGCAAGGAAGTCCGCATCAAACACCACCTGCTTGACCCGCACAAACACTTCGGTCTTGGTGTGGATGCGCATGTCAACGTAGAGGCTGCGGCTGAGCAGGGCCTCATAGTGCGGAGCCATCTTGTTCTGCTTGGCAATCTCACGCACAAAGTCGATGTTGGTGATAAACAGCACTGCACCCTTGAACTCAAAGCTACGCGGGATGTCTTCCTCGTTCAGTACCCGGCTTTCCTTGTTCCAGTGAACGCGGCGGGTCTTGCCCGTGTCCAGCGCAGCCTTGAGAATGTTCATGGCGTCGAGATCGCCAAACACGCTGTCGCAGTCATCAATCACCAGCACTGAGCCCTGCTCGCAGCACTCCCAAAGGGCGCGGTAAAGGCCAATGGCGCTCATGCTGCCCTTGACGCTTTGGTAGCGAATCTTGCCCTGCGCTTCGGCAATGTTCAGTTCACGCTCGAGGCTGTGGGTCTTGCCGCAGCCCGGGGCGCCGCTGACGATAGCGGCATTGATATGTCCCAGCACCACACCGCGAGCTACCTTGTCCAGCACGGCAAAGCTCTTGAGGATACGGGCATGGATGGCATCGAGGCTTTCCCCAACGCGGGCAGCTTCGGTATTCTTACGCGGACGAGCCATGTAGCTTGCACCTTGTCTGTTGCGTCTATGAGCCCATAATAGCATGTCAGCAGGCGTTGTCAACCATAAAACGCCCAGCCGCCAAAAGTTTTTTGAAAAAAATCTCAGCTAGCTGAGCATGCTGACATACGCAGGATGCTGACGAACAGCACGACAGAGCGCAAAATCCGCTAACCTATTGATGTTGTTGGTGCAAGAACACCAGCTAAGCTATTGATATCACTCGTCGCGCAGCTCATAATAGCCACAGTCCAGCTTGTGCCACAGTTGGTCGAGGTATGTTTCCAAGCTAGCTAGGCTGGCTGTGGCTTTTGTGTCACACACTGTGACATGCATCACACACTCGCCATCCTGCCCATATAGAACCACCCGGGGCTCATATGTGATTTCCGGCCCGGGACGTTGAGGCCATTGCTGCCAATTATATTCATGGATATCAATGAAGTAGCGTGTGCCCCGTTGATCCTTAACGATTTTTTGCCAAAACCACGCATCCCATGCATCTCGGGCAAGGCTGTTGGACCATCGTCGATAGCCCCCTTGCTTTAGCTCTTGCTCGCTAAGCATGACATTCTCCTTCAACACCCGTAACCTAGCATGGCTCTCCGGGCGTGTCAACCAATAATTTCACAAACTTTTTGATTGACACGCCTGTCCACATATGCTAGCGGGTGACAACGTGCAGGCGGGTTACACCGTATGCAGTTTTCACCAGCTTGCTGCGATAGCCGTGCTTTTTGAGTGCATCAGCCGCAGCTTGGTAATCAGGTAGCTCAAAGCCCCAAACCTTGATGCTACGCCCACCAAGGATTTTATCATTAAACATTAAAATTCCGGAATTCCGGGAAATCATCACGCTGCGAACAATTTTACCAGGTGTAAAGGACATTTCTACCTCATGTGTTGCGTACAACACCGTTGTAACATGAGGCTGTCTAGGTGTCAAGCAGGTGTTGGCTCAATGGTGCAAACCAAAGGGTAGCCGTGGCTGCGAGCACTGAACATAGTTTCTTCCTGTTTTTGCCGAGCTGTCTCGTGAGTGTATGTGCCTGCTATTCCTCGGCCGTCATGATGAATCTTCAACATCAGTTCGCTAGCTGTTTCAAAGCTTTGATGAAAGATTTGCATGAGAACTAATACCACAAACTCCATGGCTGTTTTATCATCGTTGTGCAGAACCACATTCCATCTAGTCGGTTGGGCTAGAAGTGTTTGGGTAGTTGTTTGTTCAATAATTTCCACAGAGCTCATGTTCACAACACTAAAAACCAAGGGCAGTTTACCTGCCCTTGGTAATATTTTAACCTTGAGTTTCTGGTTTTGCAAGTGCTGGGCTGGAAAAGCCCACGGGGATCTTGCGTGGTAGATGTGCTTCGGGTATCTCTTGTTGGAAATCCACAGTGAGAATGCCGTTTTCCAACCGTGTTCCAGAAACTTTCACCCAGTTGTCCAACCAAAAACTACGACGGAACTGCCTTTGTGCAATACCTTTAAACAGATATTCACGGCTGTGGGAAGTTGCAGCATGACCTGTGATTGTCAGCAAAGTATCTTGTTGCACAATCTCGATGTCATCTGCTGTGTAACCAGCTACAGCCATGGTCAAGCGGTATTGATTTTCACTAAGACGTTCAATGTCATAGGGTGGAAAACCAGTGTTGCTGTTTTGTCTCACATAGTCCAGTGTGCGGAAAGTTGGTTCCATTCCCACACTGAAGCGATTGAGTTCAGTCAGCATGTTGTTCATATATTCAGCAAGAGCGTTTGTACGCATGATATTTTCTCCTTGAAAAGCGAGTTAGCATGCAGAACCCCATTTGAGCGTTCTGCATGCTATTATTTAATAACGCACTACTGCTTTGTCAAGTGTTAGTTGGAGGTTTTTGTAGGTTTATTGACTTTTTTAGCAGGAGCATCAAGTTCCATGATTTGAGCATGCCTCTTGCGCCAGCGAAGCTTGGCTTCTGCCAAACGGCGGCGGCGTTGCACACTGGGTGGTTCATAATGTTTGCGACTGCGTAGTTCTTTGTTGACACCTTCGCTGTTCATGCGACGCTTGAGTGTGGCAATGGCCTTTTCAATGTCGTTGTTGTAGACCTTGACAGTCATACCTTTTTTCTTCAGCTGAAAATCATCAGATTCCATGTTGTTATTCCCAATATTTGTGATAAAGCTAACGGGCATTGCCCCAGTTGTCAATTTTTATTTCACAGGACTGATTATAGCTGTGATGTGATTGCCCTGCATTTCCGGGGTCTTTTCCAACTTGTAGTTTTGCAAGCCGTTGATAAATGTTTGAATCAACTGTATGCCAATGTCGCTGTGACGAACTTCTCGGCCACGAAACTTCATGACTACTTTGACTTTGTTTTGTTCGTTTAAAAACATCTGTGCGTTTTTTTGTTTAACTGCTAGATCATGACTGTCAGTAACCGGACGCAGTTGAATTTCTTTTACATGAATGGCATTTTGTCGGGCTGCACGATCTTGTTCTTTTTTGGCTTGACGCAAGTTGTAGATATGCTTTTTGGCATCCATGATTTTGGCAACAGGAGGCTGTGCTTGTGCGTTAACCAACACTAGGTCCAAGCCTTGATCTTGAGCTATTCGCATAGCTTGAGCTGTGGACATATTCTGAGGACGACCACTGTTGTCCACAAGTAGAACTTCACGTGGAATAATGTCTTGATTATATACCACACTCTCAGCAATGGGATCACGCGGCTTTTGTCTGAGCCCTCTCAGCATGCGGTTTTTCATTGAGCTGCCTTTTCTGTGCGATAAATCATAAGTGGTTCATGTCCTTGTGCTAAAAAATCTCGTGTAATTACAATAGTTTCTGTGTTGTTTGCTGCTAGTTGAGGAAGCTGGAACTGTAGTTCCAACAGGGCTTCTTCAAGTATAGCACGTAGGCCTCGAGCACCTACATGGGTTGCCACCGCTTTGCGAGCTATTTCTTCAATAGCCTCGGGGGCAAAATCCAGTTTTACGCCATCCACGGCAAAAAGGGCTTGGAACTGGCTGATAATGCTGTTACGCGGTTGGGTCAAAATATGTTGCAGTTCCAGTTGTGACAGGTCTTGGAAAGGCACACGTATGGGCAAACGTCCAATCATTTCGGGAATGATGCCAAACTTGGTCAAGTCAGCACCTGTTACTTGTTTTAACAAATGGCTGCGACTAAGTTTGACTGTTTCACTAAAAGAGTCAGTGCTGAACCCCATGCGAGTGTTTGTGGTGTTTACTCGCTGCTCGATGATTTTTTCCAAACCTTCAAAACTACCACCCACAATGAACAAAATATTGGTTGTGTCGATTGTGATATATTCGCCTTGTGGATTTTTCCTACCACCCTGAGGTGGTACTTTTACTTCACATCCCTCGATCATTTTCAAAAGTGCTTGCTGTACACCTTCACCGCTGACATCTCTAGTAATGCTGGTGTTTTCGCTTTTACGACCTTTTTTGTCAATCTCATCAATGTAAATGATGCCTTGTTGAGTTTTCTCAACATCGTTTTGACTGGCAGCTAGCAAACGAGCTATTATGTCCTCAACATCAAGTCCCACATATCCACTTTCAGTCAAGCTAGTGGCATCTACAATAACAAATGGAACATCTAGATATTCACTTATGCATTTCAGCATGTGAGTTTTACCCACGCCGCTGCTGCCGATAATCAGCATGTTGCTTTTTTCTATCCGGGGATGACGATCGCCATGTTTAATCCGTTTATAGTGATTACACACAGCCACACTGAGTAGCTTTTTGGCATGATCTTGACCAATAACATATTGATCAAGATGTTCTTTTATACTTAAGGGAGTTCGTGTCTTGTCAGTTTTGTCTGATGTTTCTTTCGTATGAAGTATGTCGTAACATAAGTTGATACATTCATTACATATAAAAACACCATTACCACTTATGAGTTTCTTCACTTGCATTTGATTTTGGTTGCAGAAGTTGCAAACATGCAAGTCTTTGCTCGCGGCCATCAGCCATTTGATCCTTTAAACGCATTTACGCAATAATGCTGTTGTGATAGCTGCTTGTCAATACAGCTATCACACATAAGCAACTTGGGTAACTGTGATGTTGTTTTCAATAGTGGCAATGTTTGCTATAGCATCCCAGGGTTCTGCTGTGATATATGTCACTCGTGCAGCATTGGGACGATCTGTTTGAACTCCATATGTTTGCAAAGTGGGATCAAAAACATTGCGATTGCTGCCAAGAGTTTTTACAAGAGCACGAGCAACACTGCGCTTGACAGCAGCTTCGGCAGTCAACACAGTGCCCGGGCTGGGTTCTGTGCTGGTAGCTACAGTTGTTACCCAATCCACACTGTTATAGCCCACTGTAAACTGCAATGTGGTTACAGCAGCATTGCCGTCTTGATTGCCTGTTGTAACCCAACTGCCCAGATATGCTGGAGTTGCCATGTTTTCAAGTTCCATGACGATTTGGGTATAACGCAAGTTGGCGCGATCCTTGTTCTCACTTAGGGCCAATGTTACCGGACTACCACCATGATTGCCCCCAGTAAAGCCCAGTTGTGAGATATTTGCTCCGCCTAGCTGATAGGCTTGGTTGTAAACGCTGGCAAGTTGAATTTTACCACCGGAAAGTTGAGCAATAACTCCAGTTTCACCTTGGCGAGAGTTAATAGCGGTTACTGCGCCTACTATTGTTGTTGTTCCAGTAAATGCAATATTTACACCGTTAATGGTAATCACATCGCCTGCACCAAAGTTGCTGACTGTGCCACCAATTTCGCTAACGCCTGCACGATATGTGCTGGCAGGAATTCCCAGTTTAGCCAAAGCGGTGCCATTACCTTCAGCTACATAGAAAGGATATCCCATGCTGTCGATAACATTGGTCAAAGTCAAGCAGTTGGCATTAAATTGATTGGTAGCAGTTACGTTTGTGAACTTGCTGGTTGTTTGAACTTTGGCAATAATGTCTGCTAGCAAATCGTTGTCATCAAACACAACATTGTAACCATTGATAACAATAGTTTCATTGTTGCTCATTACATTGCTGGTAATAGCAGTATTGCCAGTTACCCAAACTCGCTGATTGTATTTTCTAGCTGTGCCTACATCAACACCACCTGCTTGATTGCCAGTCAACGCATTGTAGTTGGTTGGTGATGCTCCGTTTACGGTCACAGTGTAGTAAATTGGATAAGGGCTGTAGTTCTGTGTCATAACTGTTCCTTGTGATTGCAAAGTATTTATCACAATCCCATTGTCTATACACGCTTGACTTTTGCAGAATTTCTTGACTGAACTGCCATGAACTTGCTATGCCCAATTACAGCAACTCGTTGAGCTCGATTTGCCCATACAGGATTAACTCGCCGGCTGTGAAAATGTGTTGCTCCACGAGTGGGGTCTTTTGTTTGCCCTTGGTAAACTTGATATGCCAATTTTTGACTATCCAGCCAAGCTTGTGGCTCACGAGCATGACGTGCAGATTTCACTGTCCAACTAAACTGCGGGCGTTTACGTCCATTGTAGTAGCTGTATTGAAATATAGTGTTGCAAATGTCAGGATCATAGCTAGCGTGCTGTGTTCTATTCAATGTAACATGTGCCACAGCAAGTTTCTCCTGTAAAATACTGCCGCGGGCTTCGTGATAAATGTTCATGGCCAAACAACTTACTGAGCGCCGGCCTTGCCCATCAAGGTTCGAAGCATTACGGTAGGTGATAGGCATGTGGTAAAACCACTTGTTCATTTGTGTGTTATCAACATGAAATTCTGCATGGCTTGGTGAAGCTGTGAAAATCACAGCCGCCACAGCAAGTGACTTGATAAGTTTCATTGTTATTACTCCTTTGTAGCATGGTAGCAGTGGGATACGCAAATGTCAATAGTGAGTTTATAAGCTATTGATATTGCTTGCTATTTTTACTAAATATCCCTGGTTTTTGCCCCTTATGTATTTGCTTGAAAACGTTTACTGTAGTATATATGTCTAGACTTAAAAATCCACTGAGTTCATGAATCATGAGACAAGTAACCCAAGACGAGCAGGCACTTTGGCACACTTATATGAACAAACTAACCAGCATGCCGGCGCTGGTACCCTATCGCCCGGTGCGGCGACGCTCTTATATCCTGGACTTGCACAAATACACTGTGCAACAGGCTTTCAATAAGTGCCAAGATTTCATCCAAGAGCATTTAGAACAAGGATCACATTATGTAACTGTGATCACAGGTCGAGGTGGCCCTATTGCTCAGGAGTTTACTCTGTGGTGTCAAAACTGGTTGGGGGTGGCCAAGGTTGTTCCCTTGGATGGTGATCCGCAATCAGCTGGCAGCTGGATGGTTTACTTACACCGGCGGTAAACTGCCTGCCAGTATGACATACATGTGCAGTGATTGCAGTTGAGCTTGATCACCTGCTATTGATGCTTGAATGTCATATGTATGACTGTAATACCAGTTGAGTTGAGGCATGTAATGCTGGCAGTATAGTTGATTGTTCCAAACAACACGATCTACCCAGTCATATTCTGACTGATCCATAATAACTCGCCAAGTGTCTCGGTCATTTCCCTGTTCATATTGATAAACTTTGCTGGTTATGGCCAGAGAAAAGTCACTATGCAAAATCCAAATTTGCGGTTCTCCCCAACCCCCACGACTATATTGCATCAACAAATTATGCTGGGGTGCATAGTATTCACTGACCTTTGTTCGCGGGCTGCCTGTGAGCCAGTGTGGCCGTTTGAGCTTGTCAACAATCATGGCCACAGCAGGCCAATCTTGGATTTGCAAAACATCAGTATAATGCGAAAACAATGTCATGACACCAAAATAGCATAGGGCTCATAGGCAACAACTGCAAAAATCACATAGCTGCGCTATGCTGCACTGCAAGATAAAAACCTTGACGGCATGCTAAGTATGCTACACAATAGCGAACAACAAGGAGACAACAGCAATGATGTCAAAGTTCAAAACAAAACTATCTACATGGTGGCAGCGCCGCAGTGTAAGTCCAGAAGAACAATGGCTGGCACAATCAACCAATCTTGCTGAACTGGAAAATCGCATGCGTCGTCTGCAAACAGCTACCGATCGGCTTATTTTCACACAATATGGAGGTTAACATGGAAAACAAGGCTCTAGAGAACATCATGACTGACTACGTCACTCGCACTATGAAAACAGTTACAGAGTATAATACACAACTGTTCCAAGCATGGGTGGACATGAACACTCGCATTATGCAAGTGAATCCTGTTACCAGTTGGATGAACCCAACCAACAAATCAACAAAAAACTAACTGCTCAAGGGAGAATAACTTTTGGTTATTCTCCCTAGCTTTTATAAGGATTTGGTTGACCGGGATAATTTTCGTCCCATAGGATCGCCAAATAATCCCAAGGCTCGTGGCCGTTGTGCTTTTTGAATGCAGTCACAACCCCGGGATATAGCACATTCCAAAACCAATCTTGTAGTCTAAAACCCTGACTGTTGGTGACGTCAACAACATCGTCTAGGGAGATATTTTGGGCATCAGCGCCCAACAGTCGCGAAAGTTGGTTGCGGTTGTTTATGATTTTTTGAAATACATTAACTGTGGCATCATGTGGATCGCCATCGGGAAAGATATTTCCCAGCTCATCAGTCAGCGCCTGCGCGGCATATTCTGCTAAACGTGCCAGCAGCTTTTTAGCGGACTGTGGTTGCCGGGACTTGCTGGCAACTTGAAGTTGTCCACGCAGAGCAGCAGCCACGTCTTTTACAACTTCTTGCGGGCTTACTGAACCCAATGGCCAATTGATTTCACGTTTAATAGCAGATTCTAGCTCAGTTCGATCTACTTGCCGGTTTTGAAACCTTTGTAGAATTTTTTGAGCTAGTTCTTGGACTCGGCTTTGATAATCTTCATGTAAAGCAGTATGTTCCAACAACATACGGTATTTTAAAATATCTTCAATCATAATCATCCTGCTCATGCTACCTATAGGATATTTATGAAAATCATGTTAACTCCAAAGCAAATTCATTTTGCCTTGCATGAACTCTCGGGCTGTTAGGGATTTTCCTGTGCGATGATCTTGTACAGCATCATCTTGAAATCGGATAGTGCGGATTTTATCTCCACGCTGTCCACTGCCAATCTGTATTTTGCGCTTGTGATTGTGTTTGTTGTTCTGTGACTCTGCGTGTTGATTTTCTATCAACACTTGCAGTGCCAGTAGCGCATTGCTGTAGCTATTTGTACGACTACGAGTTTGACTTGTGGTTGTAAAACCCGTGGGTATATGACGTAAACGGCAACTGTTGGCGTGTTTGTTTCTATGTTGGCCGCCACAGCCTGTGCCGCTAAACCATGAGATTTCTAAATCCCGGGGATTTATGATGTTTTTTTGATTATCATGATAATCAATAACAGCTACAGTCACGGTACTAGTATGAACTCTACCGCGTCTTTCAGTGGGAGGAACACGTTGCATACGCAAACCCCCAGCTTCTTGATCTAGTTGTGAGAGATCTTGACCTTGAACAATAAAGCTATAGAACCCCGGTGCTTGCTGCTCGTGACTAACCAGTCAACCCAGTGCCAAGGCCAGCCGGCGATAGGCGCGGGCTAGGTCTTGAACAAATAACTTGCTATCTTCGCCGCCTTCAGCAGCACGTATCTCAATTATTTTTTTCATAATGACATCTTCAGGGTGTGAAAATATTTAGCCGCACAGCCGCTATCAGGCTTGAATAACCTGATAGCGATCACTTTTAATGGTTTGATTCATTATGGCTTCTGGTGTGAAAGTTTCAGCAGCCAAAATGCTGGTCATAATGCTGGGACTAAATCCGCTTACCAGGGCAGAACCTTGCTGGTCAAACCTCACCGGACTGTTTCCAGTGGCATTGGGCCGAGCATTCAAGTTCCACCAAACAAGACGTGGTAGCTCATATCCTGCCTGCTTGAACATGCTGCGAGCTAGATCCCATGCACTGACACTTACGCCGTGAGCTAAGCCTGAGTCAAACTCCATGTCACTTAGCACCAACAGATATCGGGGCATTTGATCAGCAGCTAGTTGGTTTACTACAGCCACTTGCAGAATGCTGCGAAATGCGCTTTCCAAGTTGGTATTATACCCCATGTTGTCGCGCATTTGCTGTAGCTTGGCCAAGAGATCACCTTTGAGAATGTCAATGTGACTGTCGCGTGTGAAGGTCAGCCACATATCCCGGAAGGCGCCTTGTTGCTTGTCGGCAATATAAAGGCCCAGGCTGATAGCCACCTGCATGCAAGTGAGCCCGGTACCTTGTTGACCACCCACCGCGGCACTCATGCTGCCGCTGACATCTACCATGGGCAAAATGCTGTTATCGCCGAGATAGTTGGGCAACGCCTGCCACTGAGCTAGAGCCACTTGTGGATCGCCGCGAGTCACACTGCGGATAACATCATAGGGATAAACAGCCTGAGCGTTTACACGCCCTTGTCCAGTTTGCAGACTTTGCTTCCACTCAGCATAACGTAGGGCATCCTGCCGATTAAAAGCTTTTTGATATCTGGCCGCAGCAACACTGGGAACATGATTATAGTTGATTTCCTGCCACTGCCGGGCACACATGGGAGTTTCCACAACGTTTGTCAACTCCACAAGCATTTTACGCCAGGCTTTTGGTGAGTAGTTGATATACCCACGCAGACGATTGGCAATAGCACCCTGACGAGGCATCCATTTTGCAGCCAAAGCGTTGCCTTGCTTGAGTGCGCGGATGATCATGTCAGCAGCCAGTAGCTGCATGCGTGGTGTGGAGAAAATCAAAAGATCGTCCCACCGTCCATATGTGGGAATATGCGCAAGATTGGCTTCTACGCTGGCTGGATGATTTGTTTCCAGCCAGCGTAGAACTTGTCGGAAAATTTCCCGTTCACCAGCCCCTTGGCGAATATCACGTGCCCAAAACAAAACCTGCATGGCACTTAGGGCGTCATGCTGATAAGCTCGCTCAAATGCTGTTGTGATATCTTTGCCACGGCTAGCGCCAATGGCAAAGAAAAGATCCACAACAGGGTCTGCACTGGTGTCATATGTAACCATGCCATTTGCTGTTGTAGTAACAGCAGCAGAATTCTCCACAGCCTGGGCAAAAGTGATTGTAGTCATAAAATCTCCTAACAGGTTGGCGTTTTGTGCTACAAGAGCTTGCTATTAAAAGTTTTGCTGCAACCAACCTTGAATTAATTCAAGTTTAGATAAACAGGCTGGGGTTCTTTTTTTCCAAAAAATATTGCTGTACCCAACCTTGATGTTTCCCAGCCTGCTAACGCAGGGTGTTCCACATTTAGCTTTTATAGTCAGATTCGACTATGGAATTGAACCATTTTCATATCCTTGTTTTGCTGAAACGAATCTCGATAGTTACCAGGAAACACAAGATCATTTTTTGCCTGCTGCTCTACCCTTGAGCTACCGCCCCATATTTGGGGGAGCGGATTGGACTTGAACCAATAACACGTAGGTTGATTTTTGATTTGCTGAAGTGATCCTTTAGCCTCTTGGTAAGCTATTTTTACTAGCTATTGTGTGCTTTGTCAAGCAGTTTTTGTTTAAAAAGCACTGCGCACCGGGCATCACATAAGTTTACCTGATGCTCACGATTGTGATATAACCCGGCATTGTATTCATGCACTGTGTTGGGCTGTGCAGGGTTACCTAGACTGAAACACTGGATAACAGCATCCACTGGCTTGCCACATGCACCACAAGCTGTCCAAATGTCTTTTTGCTCACGAATTTTCATGCTGCCAAACTTCAACTTCCAGGGGATTATTGGTGCTGTTGACCACACGACGAATTCCAAAAGCTGCAATCGCTCTTGTGCATCCTTCGCAAGGATGAGCCGTGCCGCTGCACCAATGCGCTCGAGGACCTGCTCCGCTACGCTTGACTCGGAACACAAACAAAGTGCATCGCGTGAGCAAATCTGTCGTGGTATGATTCAGGGCATTGCGGATGGCATCAATCTCGCTGTGCAGAAAAATAGCTTCGCTGTTCTTGCCAAAACGAGCTTGCAGCGGGTGCGTGCGAAACTGATTGATGCCAAAACTCACAATGTCATTTCTATGAACCAAGGCACTGGCAATTTTTGCTCCGCGAACCGGAGCAACATCTTGTGCCATGATCCTAAGCGTGTTGAGCACACGCTGATCACGTCGGCGGAGGTCGTGGACTTGCTTTATCATGTCCTGATAATAGCATGATTCCACCACATGTCAATCAGCAAAATGTCAATCTGAACAACATGGCTTCCCGGGCATCTTGGAACCACAAACATGCGGTCTGTTTGTCAAACACATATCCGTGATGTATGTGCGCTTGCATCCATGCACGCTGATCGTGGCTCAAGCTGGCTAAAAATGCTTGGTCGGAAAGATGTTGAGGACCGGAAGTTCGCTGCAACCAGGTGAAAATGAAATCCCAAAAGTACCGGTGATACCACGGATCAGGAACAGCAACTGATGTCCAGTTACTGGGTACGGGATTTTCGCCAAGGGAAACCATGGGGATATTTTTCCTGCTGAAGTTTGTTTCCATTTTGGAAAAAATCCCAGTTCACGCTTTGGGCATTCCCGCCTAGACGGTAGTTGACAGTGGAGAACCCCGTGCAGGCAAAGCTGCGCCAGTTTTGGCTCACAGCCGTATAGAACTTGCGATCTTCACCCCACAGTTGCACCCAAGAGGCTGAAGCTTGTTGGGCAACATCACGTGGCACACAATAGCAGCTGGTATCAACCATGTGGTGTTGCTGTTGAGCAGTGCTGAAATAAATTGGCCAGCGTCCTAGACTTTCACAGTCATCGGGACCTAGAACTTCTCCGCTGGGGCTGGCAATTTGCCTAAGGCTGTAACACCATTTGACTCCACGACCAATTACGGTCATGCAATCTTGCACATGTTGTGGTTCAAACCAGTTGTCTTCGTCCAAGTAGCAAATATAGTCTGCAGGAATCCACATGCCAGCTGATGCATATACAAACTGGCCGTTTCGTCCACCACCACCAGTGTTCCAAGGCAGCGTAAACACAGTTATGCCATCAACACCTTGTAGTTGTTCACGCACAGCTGGTTCAGCTTGCGGTCCATCAACTACTACAACACACTCAGTGTGGTATGTTTGTTGTTTGACACTTGCAACTGCTTGTGCAAGTGTGGATCTGCCCGTGCTGGGGATAACTGTGAATACTTTTGGTGTTTGCATAACCACAAGTTTATGTTTTTGGCACCAAGGTGTCTAATTTTCCACCTAGCAAATGGATTTTGTGTCCATGTTTTTGAATAGTCAAGTGCTTCAAACTCAACTCTGTGCGGCTGTCACTTGTTGCAGCCAGCAATCCGCGTGCAAAGTTTTCAATATGACCCACACTGTAACCATATTGATTGGTTTGATCCAACACACGCAAGAGTAGATTCTTAATCCTCAAATAGCCCAAATCACGCAGTTTTGGCCAACTCCACGTCACAGCGTCAATAGTCACAGTTTGTAGATCTTGATCGGCTAGACAGTTTACCAGATCCCAAGCTTCACCAAGATGGTGAATACTACGTAGGGCATTGACATCAGCAATGTCAAATCTTTGCAACACAGTGGGCCAGATAACTCCGCGAATGTAGTTGCGATCATAAGTTGTATCCTGGTTGCTGGGATCGTGACACCAGGAAATATCATGATGTCGATTATAGTCCATGATTTGCTCGCGTGTGACATTTAGCAGCGGGCGCACTACTTGCTTGTGAGGATCAAACCAACAGCTGGCTTGCGCCGTCATAGCTTTCAATCCCTTGATGCCACTGCCGCGAAAAATCCTCAGCAGGAAGTTTTCAATTTGATCGTTTGCGTGATGTGCTGTGATAATGCAATCGATATCTTGCTGACAAAATGCTTGATATCTAGCACGACGGGCTGCATGCTCAAGATTGCCTTGCAGTTGGTTTTTCTCAAGCTCGACAACTACATGTTCAAAGCCCCAAGCTTGGGATGCCTGTTGCACTTGCTGTGCCCATTGTGCGCTGGCACCCATGATGTTGTGATTGACATGCATAACCAAAAACTCAGTTGTAAACTTGTCGCGATGTTGCGCAAACCAATGCAGCAACATCATGCTGTCTGCTCCCCCACTTACTGCTATGACAGCTCGCTGGCTGTGTTGGAGAAGCTCTTGCACATCAGAGATTTTCACAAGCTGTGGCATGTATGTCATATCCTGAACATACATGCACCTAGCTCAGTTGTCAATGTGTTATTGACTCTGTTCGCCTTGCTTGAGAAACTTCCGTAGAATTTCCGCCGCTTGATCGTTGCTCAAGGCAGCAGTTAAACCGGGATGCTGCGGTTCAGGAACTTCATCTATCGAGCACCAGCGAAACTCACTTATTTCCCAGTTGGGCTCACAAGGGAATTCCAAATCCACAGCACAGGCCAACAGCATGTATTGACTTTTTGGCCAAGCCACACGCTGTTGCCAAATTTTAACATGAGGCCAAGCTGCAATATCTTGACCTATTTCTTCATGGCATTCACGTGATGCAGTTTGCCAGGAAGTTTCACCGGGCTCACTGAAACCTCCGGGCACACTCCAAGTGCCTGGATGGTTTACAAAATCGCTGCGCTTGACAAACAAAAATCTATTTGTGTCTTCTGCATGTATCAACACACCAGCTGCACGACGCGGGGGTTCACCAGTTATTTCTTCCGTCAACATGAGTTATTTATGAACAAGTTTAAGTTTTTTCAGTGCTGTGACTTCCTGTCGATATTGCTTTCGCAATGCAGCGGGACTTGCCAACATTGCTTGATACTGTGCAAGCAGCTTTTCCTGTTCGGCGATTTTGTCTAATGTGTCTTGGTATTGATCTTGTGCCCACCGATAGCTGGGAAGTTGTGTGATGCGGTCAATTTGATCAGCATCAATGGGCAGCTTGCTGGTGATTTTTTGCACCCGTTCCACAATAGCCTGCTTGTTGGCAGCTTGTGGCAAAAATGCAGGTAGTTTTTGATCGTAACATAGCTTGAGGGCTTGATACCAAGTCAAATCGCGTTGTGCTTGTTCAATAAGTTTTAGATATCGCTTGGTGTACCAAGTCAAACGCCATTCCACAAATGCCTGCACAAGTTCTCCTGAGTTGGCAAACTGACGAATGCTGGTGTTATTGAAGTCCAATACCACCAAACGTTGCGTGCTTTTGCTGCGCAGTTTGAGAAAGTTCACAGCCTGTTCTTGTGTCCAAGATTCCATGCTGCCACGCTTCATGCGAATCTCAATGTTAATAGTTTTTGTGCTGCGATCAGTGTAACTGTGGATGAGATCGTCGTCTTCCATTTGATTTAGTCTAGCACGAAACTTTTCCAAGCTGAGATCTGGTGGCAGCTCAGTTACTTTCAACAAAGTGGAACTCACGATATCCACTTGGCCCTGGAACTCATAGCCGTT